TTAACAAACGATGATGCTCAGGCGCTTAACAATCTTTATAAGAACTTAAACACTTCAAATAGTACAAGGATGATAGAGAAACTATATGCTGATAAGAAGTCTTTTAGTGAAATTCTTGCCTTTGCTAAACAGGCGATGTAAGGAGAAGACAAATGACAACAAAGATTATAGCAAATACTACTACTATATCAACAAGCGCTTCTCAAGTTACCGCAAGTCGTTTTGTGAGATTATATAATTCCTCAGCGAGCGATGTGGCAAACGTACAGATTGGTGCTAACAGTACTTCAATATCTGCTATGGTAACTCTAGGACCAACGAACACGATTACAATTGATCTTGGTGAGATGAGACCAGAGTACGAAGGTTACACAGAGAAATGGGTTTCTCTTGCAGGATCTGTAACAACAGTATTTCTAACACCAGTAAGTTCAGGATAAGAACAATGAAACTAATTTGCGAAGTAAACGAAGATATCAAATATGTCACAGAAGCAGTCGATGAAGGTAAGAAAAACTACTTCATCGAAGGCGTATTCATGCAAGGTGATTTGAAAAATCGTAACGGACGTGTATATCCTTCACCAGTCTTAGCAACTGAAGTTGCCCGTTATAATAAAGAATTTGTTGAAAAGAAAAGAGCTTTTGGTGAACTCGGTCATCCTAGTGGTCCAACCATCAATCTTGACCGTGTTTCTCATATGATTACAAATCTACATCAAGAGGGTTCAAACTTTGTTGGTAAAGCAAAGATTATGGACACTCCAATGGGTAGAGTCGTAAAGAATCTAATGGATGAGGGAGCAACACTTGGTGTTTCTTCTCGCGGCATGGGTTCATTAAAGCAGAACAGACAAGGCATTATGGAAGTACAAAACGACTTTATGCTTGCTACTGCTGGTGATATTGTTGCTGACCCATCTGCTCCTGATGCTTTCGTAAGAGGTATCATGGAAGGCGCAGAATGGTTCTTTGATATTGCTTCTGGTAATTGGGTTCGTGAACAAGCAGTTGATGAGATTGTTACAGAGACAAAACAACTATCCTCTCGTCAATTAGAGGAACAAAAGTTCAGATTATTCGCAAAATTCTTAAATGGAATATCAAAATAATATTTTTTATAAATAAACTAAATGACTTTAAACTCGAAGGAGATAACACATGTCAGACCAAGAACTTGATCAGCTGGACGAGTTCAAGGCATCTGGGGAAGATTCCGAAGTAATGGAACCAACCGCAGTTTCTGCCAAGAAGCGCAAAGCTGACAAAGCAACTGCCAAAGATGCCGCTGGTAAGGTATCTGATGGTGTAACAAAAACCGGTGGCGACCTTATTGATGCTGTTGCCACAAAGAAGGCTCCCGCAAGAAAGGCTGATAAGTCAATGGGTGAAGCAGTAAATGAAATCTTTGCAGGTGAAGACCTATCAGAAGACTTCAAAGAAAAAGCCACTGTTATCTTTGAAGCAGCAGTGCTTGAGAGAGTTAACGAAGAAGTAGATCGTTTAGAAGAAGAGTTCAATTCTAAACTAGACGAACAAGTCGAATTAGCAACAGAAGACCTTACAAAGAAGGTTGATGCTTACCTTGATTACGTTACAGAACAATGGATGGAAGAGAATAAGTTAGCAATCGAGCGGGGTATACGCGCTGATATTACTGAATCTTTCATCAATGGTCTAAAAACTCTTTTCGCAGAGCATCATATTGATGTTCCCGACGATGAGGTTGATCTGGTAGCTGAAATGGCAGAAAAGATCGAACAACTTGAGAATGAACTCAATGAGCAAATCGACGCAAACATTGAATTTTCCCGTGAGTTAGAAGAAGCAAAGAAAGCTGATGTTTTTGAAACACTAGTTGGCGAACTAGCAGAAACTCAGGTTGAAAAGTTACGCGCACTCACAGAAGGTCTAGAATATGCAGACCTAGATGACTATTCACGGAAAGTGAAGATTATCAAGGAAAACTATTTCGGCAAATCACAGGTCGCTGAAGAAGTTGATGAGTTAGACCCAGTCAACGAAGATGCAGAAGGCACCAAGTATGTCGATCCTCGCATGGCTCGGTATGCTGCATCTATCAGCAAAACCTTTAGAAATATCAATTAATATAAATAATTCAAATTCTTAGTTTAAAGGAGAATCTTCTAAAATGCTAAATGAAGAACTACAAAACAAGTGGCAGCCAATTCTGGAGCACCCAGAACTTAATGCTATTAAAGACCCACACAAGAAGGCAGTTACCGCTATTGTTCTAGAGAACACTGAAAAGGCTCTACGCGAAGGTAGTGCTTGGTCAGTTAACAGCCTACTTGCCGAAACACCACTAAATGCAACTGGTGGCAACGTAGACACTTACGATCCAGTACTTATTTCGCTCGTTCGTCGTTCCATGCCAAATCTAATGGCTTATGACGTTTGTGGTGTTCAGCCAATGACTGGTCCTTCTGGTCTAATCTTTGCAATGCGTTCCAAGTATGCTAACACAACAGCACTTGATACAGAGGCATTCTACAACGAAGCTGATACAGACTTCTCTTCCAGCAATGATACTACACATGCCAGTTCAACCGGTAATGCTTATGGCGGCGTTGGAGTTGGTCGTGGTCTTGCTACATCTGCTGCTGAAGCACTCGGTTCAACAGGTGCTGATTTTGCAGAAATGGGTTTCACAGTCGAAAAGGTTACTGTAACTGCTAAGTCACGTGCTCTGAAGGCAGAATATACAACTGAACTTGCACAGGACCTAAAAGCAATTCACGGTCTTGACGCAGAAACCGAACTAGCAAACATCCTATCAAGCGAGATTCTTGCTGAAATCAACCGTGAAGTTATTCGCACAATCTACACCAACGCTGTTACAGGTGCTGCATCTGGTACAGCATCCGTAGGCACATTCAACCTAGACGTTGATGCTAATGGCCGTTGGTCAGTTGAGAAATTCAAGGGTCTAATGTTCCAGGTCGAGCGTGAAGCCAATAACATTGCCAAGCAAACACGTCGCGGCAAGGGCAACCTAGTCATTTGTTCTTCTGACGTTGCTTCTGCTCTTCAGATGGCTGGTGTTCTAGACTATGCTCCTGCTCTAAATTCAAACAACCTAAACGTTGACGACACAGGCAACACATTTGCTGGTGTTCTAAACGGTCGTACACGTGTATACATCGACCCATATGCTGGTGCCGATTATATGGTTGTTGGTTACAAGGGTTCTAGCGCATTTGATGCAGGTCTATTCTATTGCCCATACGTTCCACTACAGATGGTTCGTGCTGTTGGTGAGAACAACTTCCAGCCAAAAATTGGTTTCAAGACTCGTTACGGTCTTGCTCCAAACCCATTCGCTAAGGGCATTACTGCTGCTGATGCAAATGCTGCTCTTGAAGCAAACACAAACGTCTACTATCGTAGAGTTATTGTTTCCAACATTATGTAATAGCAAGAGTAGGGTTAACCTACCAAAACTAAAGGGGAGAGTCCGCGGACTCTCCCCTTTTTTATCATTCTACTGTATCAGACAGTAGAATCTTTCGACAGTTCAAAGTCTTTTTTGCCCTCTTTGCTCCAGTATCCAAAGCAACAATAGTGGCAAGACGATTGGTATCAGTAAGAATCAAGTCTCCTACTGCAAATCGATCCTTCTCACCGTTCCAGATATAATCCCTAGTCTTTCCAGAGACCATTAGTTTTGTTGAAATTGTAAAGTTTTCATTCATGTTTTTAACCTTTGTTTTTATGTTTGATTTTACGAGTGTAAGATTTCTTATTCTTAACCACTCGTTGTTTAAAAGGACTGTCTTTAACGAACAGTATCTTATGTGCTCCTCTCATAATCACCAATCTTTCTTGAATCCATTTTGTTCGTTGTGTTCATAACCAGCACGATATGCTGAAATTTCTTCTTCGGTCATTTCATCAGTACGAATCATTGGGCTTGTATTGGTACCACTCACAAAATAGTGAGGATAAAACTTCCGACCGTAATATGAATCAGCATCTCCACGGTCAAAAGGTCCGCCGTGACGGTCATCATATTCAACGCCTTGAAACATTACAGTCATTAGAAAGTTTCCTTTTTACCGGTTCCAATATCTGTCATTTCGGTAACAATGTAGTTCACACTACGGCTTTCAGTTACCTTTGCTGCCCATTCACAGGCGTCATCCCAGGACATAAATCCCATATAGTCATCATGAACGATGCCACGGAGATTACCTTGAACGAAGAGGCGTTTGAAAGCTACTTGACAGGGGTACATACTCAATTCCTAACCCATGATAACGGAGAGAAGAACGATGCTGATGATGGCATTTGGAAGAGCGAAAAGAACCTTCTTAGCGAAGATAATTTTCAGAGCGGTCTTCATAACGAGTTTCCTTTCCCTTTCGTTATAAATATAATATAAGCATTTCCTATGAGAATGTCAAGCACTTTTTTCAAAAAATTTTCAAAAAACATATTCAGCGTTCATTAATCTCAAAATCTTCGTAAATCTGACTCCAAGCTAGTCCCCAACATTGACCCCAACCTCGAACCTCGATTCGATTCAGAACTTGATACCAGATTCTATCAGAGACTTGATTTCGAATTCGATTCCGAACTCGATACCCAACTTGATTCATATTCATCATTTGAAATCTTCCCAGACTTGATACCAGACTTGACCCTGGACTTGATACAGGACGTTATTC